ATTTCAGGATTTGAGATGTCTTCCATCCCTTCTGGACATAATGACTCGTGTCCATCTCTTCCAACTCTCTTATCTTGTCCTCAATAAAGACGCCCTTGGTTCCTGCTATCTTTGTCCAATATTGATCACTCTCAATTGCTTGACGAATAGTATGCCAAGGTCCAGCCCATTCGTCTTTGATGCGATATTGCATTCCGTAAGTCGGGGCGTCGGCATTGTAGGCAGCAATAGCCATTACAGTGTTGCCGAACTTATCCTCAACTGGATATCCAAAGATGAAGGCGAACTGATCGTATTTGGCGGACAGGCTTCTTCCCAACTCAAATAGGGCGGCTGCTTCGTCTTCCACCTCTTCACGGGGAATATCTCCTCGCTGGTGGGTTGTGACTATTTGCGTTACTTCGAGAACTCTTTTGATGCTTTTTTCACCTGTATCTGGATCTTCAACTGGCTCTTCTTGTCCTGCGCCAAGAACTTGAGTGAATGGGTATCCCGCTGCCTTCAAGTCGCTCTTTAGCATCTTGCCGCGCTTCTGGTTACCTGCCTCGTCTTCGCCCAAGTCGTCTCGTGCTGCCGAGATGACGATGAAAGGTTGCTTCCCTTCATCTACCATCCTCTTTATGCGAGAGAAGGAAGATTCGCTTAGAACTTCGTTTTTGTATTTATTCCAGTTGTCTATAATGCTTTTCATAATTTGCCTCGCTTATAAATAGTTCGCTGAACCATCTACTGCCTTATCCTTTTCATTTCTCCGAATGATTTGCCGCCACTTAGATTTACTTGAAATGTTCCGAACTTTGTTTCAGAGAAGATGGAGATTAGCTCTCCTATGAGTTTCCTGTCCTCATCGGCAAAGTCAATAACTATACTATCATGAAGTGTGAAAGAAATAAAGGACTTTTTGCTTTTTAGTGTCTCGGCGATGTTCATTGCCTTTGTCAGCACCAAGTCGCTTGTCGTGCTTTGTATTAAGTAGTTCAGGGCGTGGTGCCTGTCTGCTGGAATGAGTCTCTTGTATGGAGTTGCCACATGCTGTCCGTTCCAATACCTTTTCAAGACGAGTTCTCTATCATACATTCTCTCCGCCAAGAGGTCTTTCGCTCTGGGGTTGTATAGCCAAGAGAAGATGCCCTTCTTTGCCTGTTCTCTCGTCACTAGTCCTCCATAAACAACATCAACATTCCACTGGTGGATATCGTCGCTTGGTTGCTCTTTTCCTGCGAGTGCGAGGAGGACACGGAGTTCTGCTGCGTTGTAGTCCAGTTCCACGAAGTAGTCGTTGTTTGGTTTGACTATCTTTCGATAGTCGGAGTCGAGTGTCATAATGGGGAAGAACCCCTTGTTGGTAGTCAGTCGTCCAGTCTTGGTGCCGAAGATGTTGTAAGATACATGTGGGCTTGACTTCATATTCTTGTTGATGAAGTTCTTGACTTTCAGTTTATGGCTGTCTCTCGCTATTCTTCGGTAGTCTATGTTGAGCTTGTTCTGCTTGATGTCGTGTGCGAAAGCCGATAGTTCTCGTAGGAAGTCGTAGTTGGAAGGAATAGCGTTGTTCTCAATGACGTGCTTGGTTATCTGGTTCTTTAGCTCGCAATACTCCAATAGAAAGCGTTCGGGAACGATATCGTAGAAGCAGTTGACATTGAGAGACACCTTTGCGGTAGTAAATGATTTATGGAATGCTTGTAGGCGGGCGGAAATAGTCTCCCAGCGTGTTTTGAGATATTCAGGGCATACTTCCATTAGTGATTTATTTTGGACGAGCAGAGAGGCTATAGTAGCAGGTTTTTGCTGAAATATTGGATTATAGTTCCAAGTCGCAGTTATGGCGTCGAAATCAAATTCGGCACATTCGTATATGAGCTTACCGTCGTGATATACGCCTAAGCAGTGCCGTTTGTCGTCTAATGTTTGAACTATCAACTAAGTTCCGTTGTTTATTACTTTTTGAACTGATATTTTCTCATTGTATCTCCAATATAACGTATTGCTTCGGAGATGTCAAGGTTTTTTCTCAAATCTTTTGCGTTTTTTATGACTTTTTTGAGTTCGTGATCGCTAAGTGGCTGAGATAGCTCAAAGTTTCTCGCATTGACGTAGATTGAGAGCCAATAGTCGTCAGAATAGTCATCTGCGGAGATTTGCTCTCGCAAAATCACTCTTTTTGTTGGTTTTCCGCACTTTGTTGGAGTGGTGACGGTTTTTGATGGATACTGGGCGACATAAGTGTTGTAAAATTGGGAGATGTAGACTTTTAGAAGGTAATAATCAAAATCACTTGCCTTATAATACATCTTTTCGAACAGGTTGTCAACTGTTATTCCGTAGTTTGCCATATAATGTTGCATTTCGGGTGAGCCGATGTCTGCGATAATGCGACCTGGATAGTCAACGTCCACCATGAACCCAAACTGCTTGAGGGCGTTCATATAGAACTTGAAGTTGGGATTTCCAAAGAACTTCTTGGTTGATTCGGTGCCTAAGTCTGGCGCAATCTCAATGACGAGTCCAGTTGTGGCGATGCCGTTTCGTTTGGATAGGACGAATGAGGAGCGAGTTAATCTTATCTCATCTCCTTTCGCGTACAACAAGTCGTTTAACAAGCCCATAAACTGCTCGAAGTCTTCTGGACGCCTGTCCGATTGCTCTCCATCTATTCCCGTCTTTTCAAAATAAATCCTGACGAGTGTTGAATAGATTCTGTCTATATTTTTTCCATACAGCGTATGCATACTTTCCCAACCTCGGATTGGCTGAACTATTGAGAGTGCGCCCTGTCCTTGTCTTATTCCCCCTGCTGTAACCATTTTGAGATAGTACGCTCTGAAATCTTTGAAAGCGTCGGCAACAAAATTGAGAGCGTAAAGTGAACCTTCAGATGGGATGGGAGCGAGGAACTTCTCTGACGGATATACTGCGTTGCCTAACAAGTCAACACTGCCGTAGTTTGAACGTAGAGATGAGTCGTGAAAGTTGGTGTGGTTGGACGAGCGGACAACCTCCTCAAGGTATTGCTTGCGGAGGGCGAAGATGTTCTTTGGCGTTGGTATAATAGTTGGCATTAAGGCGCGTTCTTCATAACAAAATCGATACAACTGATATATCTGTCACTTACTTTTCCATGCCCAGCGCCTACTGTTTCCTCTCCATCGGAGAATGATTCCCATTTTGCATCAAGTTTAGTCATCCATTCCTTTTTTATCAAGTCAATCCGATGCTCTACGCTGTGAACACAATATCTTCCACCCAGCCCCAAAGACTTAGCTCTTGAGTTTTCATCACCAGCTTCGAATCCTAAATCTAACGGACTGGGATCTAATCTGAATACTGATCCAGGCTTAAACGCTGTGGTGCCAAGAACTTCGACATCAACATTGTATTTTTCCCTGAGCATCATATTATTAGCCAATCCAGATCCATCTGAAAATAGCCTAGCTTCTGCGAATCCTGGTATGTCCTCTCTTTTAAATTGTACTTCTTCCATTATACCTCGTGTTGATTGCCCCCACATAAAGATCGGCTCCTTATCGGTGGCTGCATCTGGAACTTCTGACTGCTGAATTATAACAAGTGGCGATTTTGGCGCTCGCTTTAAAGCGTCAGCATTAAAGGAACTCTGCCATTGGGCTTCGCTGTGGTATCCGATGTTTCGATTGACAAAGATGTCTAGTGCGTCTTGTTCATCAAATTGAACGGTATTTATAATGAAACTTGGAAAATCCACCTCGTCTCTGTCTATTTCATCATATCTATTCGGCGAGAATACATAATTTTTTACAAAATCACTCATCAACACTGCGAGGAAATCTTTAAGATACCATGTTCGCCTATCTTTGACTTTCCCTAACCACCAATGCCTAAAAAGATCTAACGATATTGGCAACTCTTTCAAAGAATGTGTGATTTTTTTGCCTATATTGCTTGGGTCGTTATATTTAACGTCCGTCATAATCACGCAGCCAAACATCTTTGACATCATGGCGAGACGAGTGTTATTGCCTTCTTCGAAGAATGGATGAATATACCGTGATGGAGAACGTGGCAGCATGATGAACCTGGAGTCGCCATTGCCGTTGCTCGTCGAGTCATAGCGAAGGTTGTCTGCTACTATTTCCAGTGCAGATTCTACTATATCTCCCAGTCTTGTATAATAGATTGGCAAATTATCTCCCTCGCCTATTGATGTCGTCGTAATTTTTGCATCTTCTTCGTCACTTGTAAAGTCTCTATCCGAAGTTCTTATATTCAAGAACTGGCTGCGGTCCTGAATGGCTCCGTAGCTGGGCTTTGTTTTGTCGGCGGTAGGATAGGAAGCTGCCCTTAACCTTGTCCAGCGCTGACCATGTCTCACCCAGTTGCCTTCTGCGTCTCGTGCTCCGACGTTGCCATATAACTGATTTAGAATTCTTGTTTTGACTATTCTGTAATATTCATCGATTTCTTCCTTGTCTCCTGGGATTATGCCGTCTTGCTCGGTGATACAAGAATTTATTGCTGTCTCCATCGATGAATATCTGATGGCTTGTATTCCCGTGATTTCCGATAGTCTCTTCGCCGCATCACGGCGTTTCCCCTGCTCAATGAGTCTGAGAACCTGTTCCAGCAGCAGCTTAGATTTTTCAGATCCTTTAACTCTTTCTTGAATACTTTGTACTTTTTCTTTAAGCGGTGGATCGTTAATCAAATCAGCGCCTGGTGCGAGCGCAGCGGCTTCACCAGAGGCGACGAAATCAACAGACAAAGTTGTCTCTCCCGATGGCTTGAAATCAAACTGATGACTTTTCAAACTTAGGAAAAACGATTCTTTTTGGGCGTGAATTACGCCACGCCAAAGCGCCCAATCGTCTGGATCCATTCCGACTGGAGCTTCCGCTGGGACGCTGTAGCCTATGTTTACTTTCATTCTTGTATTTCTTTCGTTAATGACTCTTTCAGTGCCTGGTGTCTCCAAATCCTGACCAGGATCTATCTTGATTAAGTCTATCCAAGCAACGCCAATTCGTTGCTTACTCACGCTCCACTCGTCGTTTGTTCGCTCTTCGGACTGCGGATATTGCCTCTCGAACAGGTATCCAATTTCTCTCGCAGATAAAGTAATATTAAATTTTATATTAGTATCCACTTCTGCTGGGTTTCCTCCAAGTCTAACATAATCAATATTCTCCAACTCAACTCTATTAACGCCATTTTTATTTGGGTCCGTATCTAGCCTCAAAGTAAGCTCTTGCGTCGAATCTTCATTGTCCCTAATGTAGGCTTTGTATACTTTTACATTTGGTATTAAAAATCTTCTATATTTGTCTGGCAAATCGATGAACTTATGGTTAATAGCGACACCGCTTGTTGCCGTCATCGGCGAGAAACCCCGATAAGCCTCCACCATTCTTAGCCTGCTATCCGCATTCAATACCGACATGTCTTGAATCTGTTCATCTGCTGCGACGGCAGCGATAGTGGCGTCCCTCAGTAGTTGTCGCTGGAAATCTGAAGAAGTGCCCGCTTCACCTTGAACGGCTCCTCCGCGTGAATCTGCCTCAACTTCAACATCGCTGTTGTCAGTAGCCACTACAAGTACCTCAAGTAAGTTTCTATTGGCATTGGAACTCTGATTGTGTTTCCGAAGCTTATGTGCGCTTCAGTTGGTTTCTCGTTGTAGAGAGCTATCGCCCACCATAGTTCTGGGCGTCCGTAATATGTGGCTGCTAGTTTATAGTACCTGTCGCCTGTTTTCCAAACGTGTTTCACTTCGTCGAGTGAGCCTCTTTGTGATGCTGATAATCTTTTGAAACTCGGAGTTGAATACTGCCTCGTGTCATCTGCTTCTTCATTTACGAACTTATATCGTCCTGAAAATCTTTTAGGGTTTGCCATTGTTAATCTCTCTTATGTCTCGTTTCTCTAAATAGTTGTGGATTTGGTTTTTATTCTTCGTTGGCTTCAGGGACATTAACGTCGGCGGCATATTGGGGCACGCTGGCATCTCTTCCACTCACAAGCGCTGCGATTTGTGCTTCCAACTGGGCGATGTTTTCGGTAATGGCGTCATTGGAGTCGATTGAGCGCAGTTCTGCGAGTTGTTCCTGAAGGTGCTGTATCCGTCTGTTGTATTCTGCAATAATGCTAGCGTGTCTTTCGTCGGCTCCAGTTCGAGACGTCCTGCTGACTGGAATATTTCCATCCCCTATCATATATGGTTGCAAGGGATGGTTTCCTGTTCCATGCGGAAAGTCTTTGCTATTATTTGGAGCCCACTTTGTTCTATCGAAAGTAGCCCGATAAGGTCCAGAGAATCCGAGAGGATAGTCGTGCTTAAATATTATAGATATTTTCACATCTACTTGTCTTGGCAATACTACACCTGTAGCCTCGTGCGTCACATCGGTATCGTCTTCTGCTGAATGGTCAAACACTCCTGCGTCTTGATTTGTTGTGAATGAAAATGAGCTTATAAACGCTCGTTCGTTCCTTATTAAGCTGCCGAAGTCAATCCTGAAATAGCGGTGCCCGAGCAAGGTGAAATCTTTACCTTCATTCCATTTTTTATATCGCCCGTAGACGGCACGAGATAATTGTGAGCAGTTGTTTAGATTATTCCGAGACTCTCGAACAGTGCCCGCTGGCAGCGTAAACGATATTTCTGCGGTTCTACTAGTTCCTCCGTAATAATACATTGGGTTCAGTCGCCCATAGGATCGTTTCGCTTGAGTCCAGCGTGCATTGAACGACTCCTGAAATGCAGTCAGATAAACAAAAAAGTCAAAGTCAATATCTCCAGTTCCTTGCTCAGGGTGTTGTGGATCTGCCTCTTCTACTATCGACAATCTTGGATATATTGTTTGAAGATTTGGAGGTAATCCATCTGTCGGGGTTGGCTCTGTCGGAGTTGGACTGTTTATAGCCGCTATTTCCGACATCGACGCCTGTCCAAATTCAAAGTCATCAACACCTCTTTCAAAAGAAACTTGGGCACTTTGCCCTTCGACAACAATCTGTCCATCAACGTCTGAAAATGTTTCCACATGAACTGTTTCCAAACCAGCCCAAGATGGTTGCTCAGTTCCCTCTGATACTATTTCATCATCATTTGGCATAACTCATTATCCTCCGTATGACGGGTAAGTGTCGGGCAAGAAGGTGGCGCTATTGGCATCTCTTTCCAATACGGCAGTGGCTGAAATGCTTATCTCTAAGCTTATTGGATGCAGTTCTCCATTGTCGTGACTTATGACACCGCTTTCGAAATCCATGGCGTAGTCTATATTTTCTATGATGCACAGAATTCCAGAAGATTCAACGGCGCTTTGCATAAGGTTCATTATTTCAATAGTAATATATGGATTTCCCAGTATAGTTCCATCGAATTCGAGCAGCGGATACAGCATTTGTATTAACAGATTGACGCATTGTGTATTGTGTCTTGCCTCTTCTATCGAGGAGCTTAATACAAAAAAGGAAAAACTTATCTTTCTATCGGTACTGCTCAATATAATTGTAGGGTCCATCGTGTCGGCACCATATTGTTCGCTGAATTTTGGCGTATGTATATCCGAAAATGACTGGAGAGTCGCTGGAAACTCAACGACATGTCCTGTTGGCTGATGAGTGAATCTTATAATATATCCCTGCTCATTCGCCCAGTGTGCGACATTGGAGTCTCCTGCTCTTCCTGCCTTTAATGTAGTAGGAGTAGGCATTATGCTGTCCTAAGATCTATTTTTTGATATCCTGGCTCTCCGAGGTGCTTATTTATCACCCTTCCCAATTCTCTACCGTCTATCTTCAAAACAGTGTCGCCCGAGGCATTGAGAGCACTCACTACGGCATCAAGTTTTGAACCGAGTGCTTGAACTGCTGCTACGACTGCTGCGTTATTTCCTCCGCCACCTTTTGCCAAGGCTGTCATTGAAGAGTTGTTCACTACGGCAGAACCTGGTGGCGGTACGAGAAGTTCTGGGCCTCTCTCTCCGACGATGGCTGGACCTTGCGGTGTGGAGTCTGTTCCGTCGGCGAAGGCTCCTAATCCTTTCAAGCCACCGTAGATGCCGCCGAGCGCTCCACCTACGGCGGTGCCAACGCCAGGAATAACAGAACCAATCATCGCGCCCGTCATTGCCCCGCTTCCTGCTCCACTGATGGCGGAGCCTGCCTTAGCTCTACCGCTGCCTTCTTCTGCTCCTGCTCCAATTAACATGCCTGCTCCCGTGGCTAACATTCCCAATCCCATTGGAGATTTTGCGAATTTGCCTGCGCCCGCACGGAATCCGCCGCCCATGCCGCCCATCTGTCCGCCTTGCATTCCAGGGGGCAGTGCTGGACCATGCATAGCGCCGCCGCCTTGAGAAAGGTTTTTCGCCATTGCTATTTCTCTCCACTTTTGAGCGATAGCACCAAGTATTGGAATTTGGGTTGAAAGCATTGCATTCATTATACTCGCTTTAACTGCTGCTTTAATAAAGGTGCCGACAAGATAAAGCGTTATAAGTCCGCCAATTTGTGAAATTAAGCCACCCGCATCATGCAATTTTTGCAAAAATGCGGAAATCCATCCGACTACCGTTTTGAGCGCGTTAAATATCGGCTGTATCGACACAGCGACTTCGGCAAACAATATTTTCAACTCTTTCATCATGCTCCTTGCCGATTCCATTGCTTCTTCTTGAGTAGTTATCCTCTCTCTGTCTTCTGCCGACATGTTTCTCTGATTCATCATGTTGCTCACTTGTTCGACGCTCAGATTGGCGGCATTGGCGACAGCATCTTTCTGGAAAGTAGTAAGGGAATCCCAATCTCCGATGGAGTTTGCGAGGTTCTCTGACATATATTCTATAACTTGGTCTGGTCCTTCAAGTTGAGCTTCAAGTAAACCCATTGTGCTGAATAGTTGCGTTCCCAGAACAGCGTTTAGGTTTCCTGCCGCATCTGCTGCGGAATCAAATGTCCTATAATTTCCTGCTATCTCTATCAGTTCACCAACTTCAATACCTGTTCTTTGAGCTTGTCTTTCCAAATCCATAAAAATATCTGTTGCATCTTCTCCATATGATGCTAACTTTGGCAGAGTTTGATTGAGTTCTGCCACCACTGATCCAAAATCTCTTCCTAAAGCTTGAGCTAATTGCCTTGACTCTTCAACCATTCCCGAGGCGGCTTGAGTTGACATTCCGAATCCTCTCGTCATCGTCTCAATGGAACCAACCACGTCGGCAGTAGACGCTCCAAGTTCGCCAAATCGGGCAGTCGTTTCTCCAAGGTGTTCTCTTTGAGATTGCGCCATGACACCGAAGCCCGATAGTCCGCTCATTAAGGCAGAATAAGATTCTCCCATTTCCGCTGTTGATATTCCGAGGCGTCGGTTCGATCTCTCAAGAGAGAGGAGTTCTTTATTGTAATGTCCTGCTGCGCCTGTTGTCTTATTGAAAGAAGCTAATGCCTGATCGTGAGCAGCAGCCATAGCCAGTGTCGATAACTGAACTTTTGCCATAATGGAAGCGCCGACATTGAGAGAGTCGAACATGCTGTCCATTGATTCTGCGAAGTCTTCGGCGGAGACTTTGCCTTCTTTTATTCCTTTTCGCAACTTAAGGAACGACCCTATAAGGGTTTCAGAACCAGTTGTAACACCTGTAAGCGTTGTTATCGTGTTGCCGAGAGCATTGGAGAAGTCATCTTGTGACTTCTTGGCGTCGGCTTGGGCTTTGTTATGGTTTTTCACCGCTACAGTGGCGGCGTTTAGCTCTATCGTGACTGCTGCGAGTTCTGCGACTGTCGCGCCCGCAGCGGCTTTTTTATCCCTACTAACTTCGAGGAGTTCCTTTTCTATTTCAAGTAATCGCGTTGCCGACTCAGCAGAGGCGTCAAGCGCGGCTTTCTCGGCTTCTAACCCTTTTCTCCTAGCTTCGTAATCTATTGCCACTCTTAGTTACCCCCTATTTGAATGGCCAAACGATGCCAGTATCTGACTCGAAGTTCTTGATTGCTCTATCGAGTTGGGCTTTTGACTTGTTCGCACCTGGTTTATCAAGTCCGTACTTTTTCATTGCTTTGAGGTATCTCGCCTCATGTCCAAGCGCTTTCTGAAAGGATGCGATTTGCTTTTTAGTGCCCGTCACGTTGACTGGTGTGGCTCTGCCGCCGAACATTCCCCTCATTAACATGTTTATCGCTCCACCAAACATTGCGAGCCAACTCTCATTAAGAGTACCTTCTGCTTTAGCGTTCAGGTTGATTTCGAGTGGAACCAAATCATTGTCATTATTCATTTTATGTCCTCCGCATAAAGTCGTTGCTTTATAAATAGTCTCTTACAAAAAGAAAACGGGCAATAATGCCCGCTTCTTGTTATCCTTTTTTGTTCTTCGCTTTCTTAACTGCTTCGTTCTCGTCTTCAAACTGCTTTGATAAGCGACGGACGAACCAGTTTCTCAGTTGGACTGGAAGGTTGTATGCTTCTATGAAACTCCACCCTCCGTGATGCTTTAGATAGAAGAACTGCTCATAGACGCCCTCCATGTACTCACTGTTTAGGCCAAAAAAACTCCGCAGTAAACGGCACCTCCACGTCGGTAACTGCACCGCAGGATGAACATTCGCAGGGTTGATTCATATCAACATTAGGTGTGACAACTTGTACGCATCCTCTGATGTGTCTTGCGTCTTGCGCTGGCATACTATCGATGAAGTTGTTGACTTCTGTCCTGTCGGTAACGCCATTCACTGATACAACTAGGATTTTTAGCAAGTCAGTTGATGCAGAGTCGGCAAGATTGTGCTTCGACTTCTTGACGGAGGTTTGCATAGCGTTCTTTTCGTCTTGAGAAGTGAAGAGGCGGAACTCTGCGGTGTATCCTGTTCGTGGCAGGACTGCTGTAAAAGTTCCGTTGTCAGTCGCCGCTACGCCGCTTTCGCTATTTTCGTCGGGTTGAATGCCCTCGTTATTTTCGAACGCAGCCAAGTCGAAGGTGTGCGCCTGTGCGGTGCCGCAGGAGGGGCAGGACACTTGGACTGTATAGTCTGCACCATAACCTGATACTCTTGCTGCGACTAGGAGAGCGTTTTTGTCTCCGATGAGCAAGTCGTCTGGGTTGATGTTCTTATCGACGATGAGGTTAGATACGAGCCTGTCTATTGCAAGTCCGTTCTTGAGTAGCGCTTGAGAGGTTAAGATGTCCTCGTCTTTGGCTGTCATATAGCGGAGTTCAACAGTCTCTTGATTGTGGAGCGGATGTTCCGCTGAATAGAACTGTCCTCGTGATGGAAGCTCTACGAACTCTGTGGGCGTTACATAGGACAGCCCTGTGGTTTGAGTTGGAGCAGGTTGCACTGCTTGTGCTGGCGCGGGGGAAGTTGCCTTCGTGCGTCCTTTATTTCTCGACATTTACACCTCTAATGTATTTGTTTGTATTATGTCTTTATAGTATAACACGCTTGGATGAATGTTTCAAGCGTTATTTATACTTTATATGTTGCCCAATCGTATTGGAGTGTTACAGATATTTCTATCAAGTCTTCAGAATCGTAGGAGTGTTGTCCAAAGTTTGCTTCTGTGACGAATGGATTTTTCAAAGTCCATGAGCCAGCAACTTTTCCGTCTCCGTCTATTTCTTGTATTACAATATTTCCAGTGGCATCTGTTGCTCTTTTCTTAGTGATGCTCTTGTCTGTTATAATTGCGCCAGATGTTGTACTGTCAGCTTCCTGTGCGAACGGAACTGCGTATCCGATTTCTTGCAAGTAGCCCATAAACAACTCTGAACCATTTGGACTCATAGCATCAACGAGCGTAAGGGTAATAGTGTTCCATTCAACTCTCCCTGGGTAATGGAAAGTATGGTTGAAGAACTTGTGAGGAGTAGAGGATACAGTATATGATGGCCTGTCTACAGATTTAGCCATAAATGTTAAATCATCTCCACCTATTTGCATCTGAACTAAGAATCTGAAACCTCTTTTTGGTAAAGAGTCGGCATTAGCCCAAAAGTTTGCGTTTGGCATTATTTATTTCTCCTGTTGATATAAATAGTCATTAGTTTAGTTTAGTCCTCGAATCCTGCGCCTGTGCTTGAAATAACAAAGTCAAGGGCGATGAACTCAATTGAGCGAGCGGGTTTGAGGAATATCTTAGCGTACATGACATTTCTATCAACTAAGTCTGCGGTGGTTGTGCTTTCGTCAAGAATGATTCTAAAGTCTGAAAGTCCAAGTCTTGCCTGAACACTTCTCAAGAATGGATCTGCTTTCGACAAGAACCTGTTCCATGTTGCTGGAACGTTTTGATCGAAGAGGACAGTTGCTGCCATACGGGAGATTTCTTTCTTCACGTAAATCATTAGACGACGAACGTTGATTCTGTCGAGAGCGGAAGGAGTCACTTGAAGTGTCTTCTGCCCGAAGATTACGATTCCCTCTGCTGGGAATGAAGCAATCGGGTTAATGTTTGCTTCGTATAAATTATCCCTGTCCTTGGAAGTCAATCTCTCACGAGTCTGAATAACTCCAATTCCTGCGGAACCTTCTGTCAATCCACCTCGGGTGAATCCAGCGGGAGCAAACCATAGTTCGCTTTTGCGCTGTGAACTTGAGAATGTTCCAAGAGCAACGATTGAAGGTGGTGCCCAAAGGAGACTATTACTTATAGAGTCGTTGATTTGAACCCAAGGGTAGTAAGCACAGCCATAAGATGAGTTAACTCCTCTCGTGTTTAGTCCATTGATTGCGGTTGAAACACTTCCGACTCTATTTGCGATAGTATCGGTGCTTTCAGCGCTTGTTCTGTAGCCAGAATCCAAGTCGATGACTGCAAGAGCATCTCCACGAGCCTCGCATACTTCCATCATGTGGGAAGTGAGTCCTGCGTGGTAAATACCTGGCATAGCCATTAGGTTGTATTCTACTACTTCTGGATCAGCTACGGTGTCGATTGCTCGTTTCGCTGAGTAGTAAGCGTATTTTGTAGAATCGGTTCCGTCTGCGAGAGCGCGAGTATAGTTG